TATTAACCGTCTCAGAGAAACTCTTATTTTATCTCACATTAAGTAATGGCATCACCTAACTTTGCTAAGAAAAACCCCTTCATGGGGATGACTGTTGCACAAATGAAAGCATACTACGACAAAAAAGTTCGTGGTAAAAAGCTCAGTGCAGCTGAACTGAAGAACATGGCAAATCAAATGCAGGCTGCCAAAAAAGCTGCACCAAAAGCAAAGCCCGCTGCATCTAAACCCCGTCAAACTACCCGTAAAGAAGCAGAAGCTCGTTTCTACAGATCCTCTAGTCAAGGCTCTATCGCCAAGAACGAAGAAAAGGCCAAGAGCAACTTCTTCCGCTCCTCTAGTGGCACTCGTGGTCAAAACATGCCCTCTCAGCCAAAACTGAAGGGCAAACCCAAGCGCAGTGACTATCCTGCCGGTCGTGGTGGTCAGGCTTCGTACGCTGCAGCACTTCGCAGGTACAACAAACCAGCCACTGCTAAAAAAACTACTACACCTTCACAACGTCGTGGTCGCCTGTCTACCACTGATCGTCGTCGTGCACGCAGGAGCACCCGCTGATGGCAAAACGTACTTACAATCGTCGCAAAAAAACTACGGCTAAAAAACCAGTCACCTCTGACAAAGGTCGTAAGCAAAGGGTAAAAGGTGCACAGACAGAACGTCGCACTGGATCTAAAGACCGTGTAACCCGTGGCCGCGGCGTTACCCGTACGGCTACTGGCGCACCTCGTGGTGCACAAGGTCCAGCTAATCCTCCACAACAAGGACCTATGCGTAAGGTCAGTGGTTTGCTTGGTAAACGTAAACTCAAGCCTTCCGGTGGTCCTGCTGTAGCACAAGCTGTTGGACTAGAGATTGCTGGCAAACTGGCACAGACTGCAGGCAAACCGGGTCAATCTCGGATGTCTAAGCTTGGAATCCAGGGTCCTGCAAAACCTGTCGCTAAGCCTAAGCCAAAGAAAAAGATGGCAAGCATGGGCAGTGACTACAAAGCTAAAGAAAAGGAAGCTAGCCGTAAAGCAGCAGCTTCTAACTTCGATGCTGCCTTTGCCAAGGCTCGTAAAGCTGGCAAAAAGACCTTTACCTGGCGTGGCAAAAAATACACCACCAAAATGAAAGGTGAGTAATACATGACCAACGTCGTTCAGGCGTTGCAAGATGATTTCAAGCTGTTTCTGCAGGCTCTGTGGCAACAGCTTGATCTTCCTTCGCCCACCCGTGCCCAATATGCAATCGCAGACTATCTTCAACATGGACCTAAGCGTCTTCAAATACAGGCTTTCCGTGGTGTGGGAAAGAGCTGGATTACTGGAGCCTTTGTTCTGTGGACACTTTTCAATGACCCTGAAAAAAAGATCATGATTATCTCAGCTTCTAAAGAAAGAGCTGACAACATGTCTATCTTTTTGCAGAAGTTGATCATCGAGACACCTTGGTTGTCTCACCTAAGGCCTAAATCTGACGACTCTCGCTGGTCACGCATCAGTTTTGACGTCAACTGCAGCCCTCACCAAGCTCCTTCAGTTAAGTCTGTTGGCATTACAGGCCAACTTACTGGTAGTCGCGCTGATATTATGATTCTGGACGACGTGGAGGTTCCGGGCAACAGTCTCAGCGAAACTATGAGGGAGAAGTTACTACAATTATGCACTGAAGCTGAGTCAATCCTTACACCAAAGGAAGATTCACGAATTATGTTCCTTGGTACTCCACAGACAACCTTTACTATCTATCGTAAGCTCGCTGAGAGGGCCTACAAGCCCTTTGTTTGGCCTGCTAGGTACCCTAGGAAGGTAAGCCAGTACGAAGGGCTGTTAGCGCCGCAGCTAGTGGCCGATATAGACAAAGGTGCAGAACCTTGGGACGTAACTGACCCTGATCGTTTTGCTAATGATGACCTTATCGAACGTGAAGCGGCGATGGGTCGGTCTAACTTCCTCCTTCAGTTCATGCTGGATACCAGCCTGTCTGACTCGGAGAAGTTCCCACTCAAGATGGCCGATCTTATCGTTACCTCTGTTAATCCTAACACTGCTCCTGACGCCGTCATCTGGTGCTCAGACCCATCCAACGTCATCAAAGAACTACCGACTGTTGGATTACCTGGAGATTATTTCTACAATCCAATGCAGCTACAAGGAGAGTGGCATCCTTACCAAGAAACAATCTGCTCGGTTGACCCGTCGGGTCGTGGCTCAGATGAAACAGCAGCAGCTTTTATCTCCCAACGCAACGGTTTCTTGTACTTGCACAAAATGTGTGCTTACAGAGACGGATACAGTGACAACACACTCCTTGATATTCTAAAGCACTGCAAGCGTTACAATGTGACAAAACTCGTCATCGAAACTAACTTTGGTGACGGTATCGTCGCTGAACTGTTCAAAAAACACCTTCAGCAGACAAAACAAGGCATTGACGTTGAAGAAGTTCGCGCCAATGTACGTAAAGAAGACAGAATTATTGATGCCCTTGAACCCGTCATGAATCAACACCGATTGGTCGTTGATAAAGACGTCATCGATTGGGACTATAAGTCGAACAAAGACGAAGCCCCGGAAAAACGTCTCCTCTACATGCTCTTTTACCAGATGTCCCGCATGTGTCGGGAGAAAGGAGCCGTCAAGCATGACGACCGGATCGATGCTCTTGCTCAAGGCGTCAAATACTTCACTGACTGCATGTCTATCTCGGCTCAAGAAGCTGTCAACCAAAGAAAACGTGAAGATTGGAATGACATGCTTAGAGCTTCCATCGAAGACCCCCAGGGGTCCGCTAACCACCTCGTCCTTGGCATGAACAAAGACCAAAGACAACAAGCTAGGGGAAACTCTAAAAACGGTGTCCACACCTGGGTTTCTCTTTGAGTCTCACTTTACGAGCCCATGTATACAGGGAAGGGAAAGGGAAGGGTGGACCCAACCCCCTCTCTGTGACTCGGGGAAGACAACTCTTCCCCTTTATTAGTTATATAGTTATAACATTGGAGACCAATGGAGACACATGTTGTATGTTTTACATATGGTTGTGTTGGGTTTGGTTGGGTATGTTTGGTCATATCTGACACTTAGCTAGTGTTTTAACTATACATAATGTACATCCATACTAACGATATACTATATGGACTTTCCTTTACCTGATGTAAGACTACTTAAGTGTAAAGAATGTGGTGAAGATGTGAAGGTGAACGTGAATTACCCGATCAAAGAAGTTACTTGTCTTAGGTGTTGGGCAGACAAGAAAAAATGACAGAAATTTCTGAAGTCATATACGCAGTACGCAGCCGCAAAAAATCCCCCCATGCCCCTCTTGCGTCCAGAATTTTGTCCAATGGCCTGGACGGCAAGGCAAGATCCCAGTGGTTGCAACGGTTTTGGGGCTCTGCGTAACTGTGTGTACAGCAGGTACGCAAGGTATTTGGACGGATCTGGCACTAATACGTAACGCGCGCGTGTATCTATCTACCTCTCTCAATATCTCGCGATCTGTGGCGCAACCAGTTGGCTTAGTGTCACAACAGACCCTGTTCCTTGCCAGGTGGAGAGGCAATGATGGCGTCAAGCAACCAAACCCGATTGCCCATGACCAAGCGTTACGCCCTCAGCTTCACTCGTGACCAGCTACTGGCCCTCGCTGATGCCTTGGAGGGCTACCACACCCACACCCTGACACCTGATGAGTTGACAGCCCACGACAACGTCACACGCCGCGTGTTCGATGCTGTCGCTCGCTCAACCGGTGACATCAACCCACTTGTTCTGTCCTGACCATGTACGAAGACAACACTTATTGCCAGTCCTTCCTGGCTCACACTGACGCCGAAGGCAATGTGTCCCATTCAGTCCGTGCTCAGATCTTTGAGGAGCACGGCTCCGACCTTGACGAATTCATCGGCCTGGCTACGGTCCAAGAAGCTCTCAACGGCCGTGTGATTCTCGCTTGGCTGGGGTATTGATCATGAGATTCGCCACGTTCTATTTCTCAGCCTTGTTCCTGCTGTTCTTCGGTGCTGCTCAGTTCGCTGATCACATTGGCGCTAAGCAATGCCAAGAGCGCACCGACTACGTGCTCAGTTACGACCACTGCCGCCAGATGACACCATGACCATCACAGAACGGAATCAGCAGATCTACGAGCTGAACAAACAAGTGCACGCCGCTGAGGTGCGTCTCCAATACCTACGGCAACGCATCCGGCACGTCAAAGAAAGCTACGAGCAACAGCAACGCCCTGACCTCTTCACAGAAATGTTCTCATGATCTCAGAAGAACGCATCAACGCACAGAACAGAATCAACGCCCTGGCGAACGAGATTGAAGGCCACCTCATCCGCATCTTGTCACGATGGGTCGGCTCGAAGGGTCGCCTTCTCTCTGGCTACGGTGGTTTCGCTAAGAAGCTGCGGCTGGAGCTGGAGCAATACGAAGAAAGCCACGGCTACAACATGGCAGCGGATGACCGGGAATGGTCTCTGATCTGCCACGCTCAACACACTTCGATAATGGCAACGCTCCGTAATCTGAAGACACGTGAGAAGGTTGAGATGTACATAGCGAAGTTTGATGAAGACACTGGCGTTATTTTGTGTGCCTATGATTGTCACAAACGCCGGACAGATTACACGCTCGAAGGTGTACAAAACAACATCAAAAAAGCACGCGAACTAGAAGAACAAGCAAGACAGCTTCGCTCTGAGGTTCGTGACTTCTCTATCCGCTGATTATGTATTCTTCTGAACGCATCAATGACACTCCTAAGTGTTACCATGAACGCATTTATTTTGATGACAAAGTAGTTGCAATCATTCAGGATTATTACAAACCGACTAACATCGGACTAATGAGAATGTATCACTACGTAATCACATCAGATCACAAATGTGCACAAGGTTTCTATACAGTATCAGATGCAAAAGCTGAGCTGTTTCCACTACTCGACGTTCAACTTAGGCACGATTATTTCCTTTGTTGATGACTTCAAAACCCTTGCATTAAACCACGCTAAGTAACACAAAACCCCGGCAAATCGTCGGGGTTATATTCATAACCTTTCACAATCATCTCAGGGACGCATACCATGGACCTAGCAACAGTCAAGCACCTTTACACAGAGGAAGCTATTAAGCACGCCAAGAAAGTATCTGATGGTACAAGAATGGCAACGTATGTAATCAAGGACGTGTGTGGCACATTGCGTGCATATCCTGTCAACGACATGGCTGATTCACTCCAGGACTTGTCAGGTCACAAAACACTACGGACCCAGGACATCAAACACATGGAGGCACTAGGTTTCCAAGTAGTCACCATTCATGGTGAGCGTATCACACCCGCAATGATCAACTGACCATGGCAATCATCTTCAAGCAACGAGTCCACAACCCCAAGATCAAGGACCTACGGTCATTCGTACGCAAGACTGTGACACGAGACCGTAGCCTGTATGAAACGGACGCACAGTTCGATAACGAGACCACGTTTATCAACCGTCAACGGGACCAACTCAAGGACCAGTTCGGCTGGATGTGGGACCAAGAAGAAGAAAGTCTGATCCGTGGTGAGTTTGGCAACCTCAAGATCACGGACACAGAGATCAGCTTCCGACCCAAACGGTATGCACCCACTGA